GAAATCTTTCCGGTAATGATATTACCATCAGCACCATCTGTCAATTCAGTTGTAACTAAGACAGTACTACCAGGATCGGGTTGCACACCAATTAGGCCATTACCGAAACCTAGTGTTAATCCTGTATCTGTTCTTCTAGCAACATAACCTTTTGTAGTTTCATCCATAAGAAATAAACTGCTAACCTCTGTCCATTGTTCATAACCTGCTGACGTTGGGGGTTTAATATCAACATCTAATGAAGAGATCTGATCTGACAGAGGAACGTCAAGCGATGTAAATTGATATGTTTGTAAATCTTCTGAAATTATAAATTCTTGTGTTAAAGTTTGAAATTGTCTAACAGGTAGAGCGAATGAAAACTCATTGGCATCAACATCTATTGTTACGGGTACATCAAATGTACTGTTTCCTTGTTGTCTTATTATCCTCACAGCAGAGTTATTTGTCACTATAATTGTAGTGATATAATCGGTACTGAAAAATATTCCACCCTCAGCTTCAAACTTAAACCCTTCTGCAATTGTAATTTCTGTATTGGCGTCTTCAAAACCAAAAGGAATAACCATAAAGGCATCCACAGTTGCAGAAGAAGCATTGCCAGCACTATATCCTAAAAATGCTGCCAAGTTTAAAATAGATTCTGGAAGTTGAGCTTTAGTTAAGAAAAATTCTTTATATGTTGAAATTTGATAGAATAATACATTAGTGGTTAGTGTTGAGAGAATTTCAATGACGAAAGAGTTCCATGAAGATTTTGTTAGATCAACATTCTCGAGTTCCATATACGATTTATAAAACCCAATAATCTGATTCCGTATCTGATCCCTTGAGGCCCAAATTTGTTGGGATGTTGTTGTTTCAGCCATATTTATTCTCCAATTTTTAACAAGGTGCAACTACATTATTAATAAAATAATAACCACTATTACTATCATACATTTCATTTCTAAGTCTATTTCTTAAAATTTTATTTTTAGCTAAAAGTCTAGTTAGAAATTCAGCATTATCTATTGTATGAATTTTTTTGTCATAATCATAGAAAGTGAACGTATCAACTACCTGTCTATCCATTTGTGTTGTAGTTATACTTTGTTCAATTTCTACTTTTAATTTCCAAAATAACCTATCAGCGTTCACTGACTTTTCAACGCCTGTCACAGAGTAAACAGGATAAACATCATTGGTTGGTCTAAGATAATGTTGTTCAAGTTTAAATTTATCATTGGGGAAAGGAGTAAATCCATATGTGCTAGGAATTACAAATGTAGTTTCATTCTCTTTTACATAACCAATATCTTGACCATCAAAAGCTGTATTAATTTCTTCTGAATAATATACAGGAATTAAAAGATATTTATTCCATCTGACTCCTGATAAGTCGCCAATCTTTTCATAAGCGCCACCAAACATATTTTCATCTTCCCAAATAGTATCACCTGTATCTATATGATAGTACGTTGTAAGGTAGGCAACTATATCTTTACTATAAAAATCATATACAAGGCTTTGATACTCCTCGATATAACCATATAATCTTTCAAATTTTTGAGTAGTCATTATGTTAGTGATCCTTTTTCTAGTAACTCTCTATATGAACTGTCGGTAAATGTTATAGATAGGTCGCCTTTTTCACCTTTAAAATCAACTTGAATATCAACTTCAAATCCTTTTTGATTTTTAAAAGTAAATACATTCATACTGATTATTGATGCTCTATCATCATAGTGACGAAGTCTTTCAACAATTTCTGTTTCAATCCTCTCAGAAGTAAGAGCATCAGCGGGTTCGAATACTTGTAAATGTAAATCGCTTCCATACTCTGGATCATTTATATAGGTTCTACGAGGAGTCATTAGAATGTTATTCCAGGAATTTATAATAACATTTAAATCTGAGATTCTTTTAAAATCTCCTTTTGCAGTGATTTTTGGGATGTAGTCATAGATTTTATTTTGAGACCCTTTAACTTGCTTATTAAATCTATCTAATAAATTTGCCATCTTTACCCCTCTATCTCATGAATTCCTCGGACATCATCTTTTGCTTTTCTTCTTCAAGACTAGCTTTCCATTTTAGATAATTATACATCCTTAATACTGGCATACACATTATATCAGCATAAGACATTTTACCAACTTCGATACAAGTAAAAATATTTTTTTCTAACGTTTCCCTATACTCGGACACTGATTCAGACCGAGTGTACCATACGAAAAAAGCTTGATACTAAGTCTAAGTTGATTTCTTCTTCAAATCCACAATGAATACAGTTACTTCTCATTTTGAGGCTAACTCCATATTTACCAAACTCTTCACGATAATGTTTATAGATTTCTCTTTTATCTCCGGCTGGAAGTGTGAGATATGCATCTCTAACATCTTCCCTGTCTTGATAAACAATCGGTGTATCTGGTTTTGTTTGATCTTCAAATCTATCAATTACCAATGTCTCAGTAATTATATCTAAATTAGATTTAGTTGAAATAGCCAGTGTTTTAATAGCCGATACTTCATCAAACAAGCTCGGTTGTTTTAAATATGCTATAACACCCTTTGATATAGGAAGTTTGATAGGTACTCTTTTTGAAAGAACATCTTCTCCAGGAAATGCATTATAATTAAATGTTGAAGATGCTTTAACTGTAACAGGGTAATCTTTTCCACAACTCCCACAAAGAACATCATAGTTTCGTATCTCATCATACGTTATATGATAAAGTCCATATAGTATCGCGTCCCTATCTTTAAGTGTTGTTTGTTTTAACCAGGTATCATAATCTATGATGTCTTCGGGTTTTACTGTAATGGAATCATATAAACATTTATTCAGATGTTCATTAATTTTAGAAGGAGTTAATAAACTGCCTTTTAACTTTTCTTCTTCTTGTACATTTAATGATCTAACGTGATATGATCTGTTTGTTTGCGGTGTTATTACTTCATACTCCGGGTACTTAATATTAAATCCTTTGAACATTAGTCTATCTCCTTTCAGTTCGCTTTTTTATTGTATTATATTCTTATTATAATTTTGATGCTTTTGATTTTAATCTAACAACTTTCCTTGAAATTGCTTCTTTACATTTACCAGGATTTTTAGTTTTTACACAGGCAGCGGCACTTGCTTGAGTATCTTGTGCTTGTGCCAGCAACGCTTTCTTTTTATATTGCTTCATACAAGCTGTTTTCTGATCTCCAGTTTGTCCTTTACATGCTTTGGCAGCTTGACTCATAAATCTCTTATAAGTTTTGTAACCAGCAAAGATTGCTAATGAAGCCAAAGCAGCTGCAGCAACATATCCTTGTTCTGGATTAGCTTTCACATATTTTACAGCTTCTTCACCACCAGCTTTTATTGATTGTTGTGCTGACGCCAATGCTTTCTTTGTTGCATCCACAGCACTATCAGCAGCATTTTTAACATCAGTTAATCTTTGATTTAATTGTTTTCTCCAATCAGGAAGAGCGGCTTGACTCTTTAACTTATCAAGATATCCTGGTTCTACTTTGCCACCACTTCCACCAAACCATTTTTGAGCTCTCATTCTAGCAAGGTTAGGATCAGTCTTTTGTAAAGATTTTACCCAAGACTGTTTCAAATTACCCACAGCAGATTTATATATATCCCTAATAGGTTTAGTCATATCACTAGAAGCAGTTTTTATAGCTTTCTTAATTAAGGCATCTACGTTTGTACCACCAGTACCTTTACTAATATCAGCTTGTAATGCTTTAACAATACCAGAATTTTTCATCTTATCAAAAAGTCTAGCACCTTTAGCTGCAATATCAGTAGCTGTTTGAACGGCATCGACTTCCGAAATCATTTCACCATTAAAGGATAGACGATTTTTTGCTTGATATTCCATGATCGGTTTTGCTGATGAATACCTTGGAAAGACTGAATCTACTTCGCTTACAAATGAAGCAAACATTGTTTCGTCCATAAACTGTCCAACTACTTCAGCATCTTGTAACATTTGAGATTTCAACTCTTCAAACATTAAAGCCTCATCAAGATCATTGTATTTTACTTTGGGCAGCTCACCTTCCATTATGAGTGACATAATTTCATAATCAGAAGCTTCGTTCATTAAGAAGCCTTTAGTTTTTTCGGTTTCTGCTAAACTCATATGTGAAGATTCAATGATATTACAAAGAGCCTCCCTAGCAGCACTCAAAAATAAGAGCGAGTCACCTACATTTAATTTTTCTAAGAACATTTTTCTACTCTCCTTATTTTAATTTATTAACTTGCTGATGCAACAGTATCTCCGTATTTATTAACTACGTCTGCTTTAATAGCAAAAATCTCATCAGCATACTCTTGACATTTAGCTTTGGTCCAATCTTCGTGCCATACATAATCAACGTTGAACTCAATTTCAGTATCAAGACGCCCAACTGTTTCGACATCACTTGTAAATAAATCTTGTGGATCTTTAGTTGGGAATACACCATCATATGCCGCATAATATTCAACTGTTTTAGCATCAGGTGCTGTAGTCCAGTAATACATAATACAAGCATAAGTTGCTTTTGTATAACCAGAAAGACTAGGTCCATCAACCAGATTGGATGTACCAGTTCTGTAATCTCTGATCATCTTTATCCATGCGTGCATGATATTTAAAACCGGCAGACCATTAAACTCTAGAAACTTAACTGATACAGAGTTTCCATAGTCGATGTTACCAGGTACTGCCCACTTCACGCCACCAAGCCCAGTGAACTCTACTTTATTTAAAGTTCCACCAGGTGGTGTTACTGATAAACAAGCTCCTGCTAGCAGGTTTTGCATTTCAGTTTCATTCATTTTATTATCACCTGGAAGGTATGTTTTAATACCAGTTGGGAAAGCTGTGAAATACACAAAATGATAACCAGTCAAATACGGATCAGCAACACCAGCTACGGTTCCACCAAAGTTTCTAGAAAGTCTATTATTAGGAACCTTCGCAAATGAATTTTTTAAAGACATTATTTTATCCTCCAAAATTAGTCAGCTTTATACTTTATCCTCTTTTTTATAACATTTTTCACGGCGCCCCAATCTCCATTCTTAATTTCGATTGCCTTATCATCAATGTAAAAGTCTGCCGCTAGCTTGTCAGCTGTAACTCTATCAAAATAAATATTGTTATCTTTTAGCCAATTCTCAACATTCCTGATTTGCTTATCTGCGTCATCGCCCATTTCTTCTGCATTTCCTTTAGAAGCTCTCGTTGTAAATATAACTATTTCGAAACCATTTTTCTTTAACCATTCAATTACTTCTTTTGCACCTTTAAAAGGATCGTCATAAATATCACCATCTTGAAATCCTTTTGAATACTTATGAATGGTTCCGTCAAGGTCTATCATTGCCCGTCTTTGTTCAACAAATACAAGAGCTGACTCCGGATAATAAGATCCCTTGAAAGGTTTCTTTTTCTTGTGGTATGAATCCATTGGAAAGATGGACTCATCCTGCTGTATTTTATTTAGATAGTCTTCTAAATTCATACTTCAATATCCATTTATGGTATATACTAAGATTTATATTTTGTTCTAAACTCAGCAGCATGTCGTTGCTTTTTTATAATACCAAACTATATATATTAATTATTGATAAGATAAGTGATTTGGTATTTTTTTAACCTGGAGGTGCCATATGAGTAGTAGTTCAGGAGGTGGGATTGGAATTGGTGGTATTATTTTTATGTGTATTGTTGCATACAATATTTTTTTCGACGACGATGATAAAAAAGACGTTGATGTTAAAAAGACGGACGAACCTGCTATAAGTGAATCAACTAAGCAGACTATAGAAACTGTCAAAGAAGACGCGAAGAAAATGATTAAAGATGCAAAAGAGGCTCTCACTAAGGTCAAAGAAGATTATGATAAACAAAAGGTTGAGGGAGCTAAAAAAGAAAATGAGGATGAAACTATTATAGTCACTCAGAAAAAACCGAAAGAAGAAAGAATTGAATCGGTAAACAAACCCATCGAAGAAGATATACCATCATTACAAATCCCAAACAAAGGCCCAACTGAGGGCCAACCAACATTTCGAACTATTGAATGAAAGGAGTATTGATCTATGGATTTTGTCAATTTAATGTGTAAAACCGCAGTATCAGCAAATGAGAAATGGGATGAGGTTCCCGAAACTGTAAAACCTATTGCAACCGGCGGAGCAATCATCGTTGGATTGCTTTTGAGTAAGGCAATCCTGGGACTCGGAGTTATCGCGTTTTTCGGAGTGCGAGCTGCTCATAAATTCGGTGTTTTCACCGATTGTATGGCAGAGGCGGATGATGACCAAAAAGACAATAGCGATCTTAAGTGATATTGAAACAGGCACGGCAGTTAGAATAGCTTATGATAAGCATTTTATAAATGATTCTTATGAAGTCTATTTTAACTCGGATACTGGAGTCGAGGTTCTCAGAGGATGTAATGGGAACCTCGACCCATTCGCAACTGATCTCCCTCTCATGTGTGATGTTGGAGTTATGGGTCATTGTGAAAACAAGTGCAAGTTTTGTTATCAAGGACATCAATCGGAAAGCAATATGAAACTGGAAGATTTCAAATTGATAATCGACCAGGTAAAACATCACACAAATCAAGTCGCATTGGGAGGCAGAGGAGATCCAAATCTGCATGAAAATTTCAAAGAAATAGTCGAGTATTCAAGATCCAACAATGTCGTTCCAAATTACACAACTAGCGGAATCGGATTAACCGACGAACATATCGAAACATCAAAGTTGTGTGGCGCCGTAGCCGTAAGTGATTATGGGTCTGATTTTACATACAACGCTATTGACAGATTTATAAATGCCGGGATCAAAACCAACATTCACATTGTCTTATCAAAAGCAACAATCGAAAAAACCATAAAAATTTTATATGGCCATAACCCATGGACGTTTCAAAACGTAAGTTCGGTTAATATTGACAAACTGAACGCTGTGGTATTTTTATTATTTAAACCTCAAGGTGAGGGAGCAAATCAAAGTGGCATGACTCCGAGCAAATTTGATATTGGAAGAATTTCTGAGTTAATATTAAAACCTAAAAAACTCAAATTTAAAATTGGAGTGGATAGCTGCTTAGTGAATCATATGGTTAGAAGAGTAAAGTTATCATCCAAACAAATGTTAACCCTTGATACTTGTGAAGGTGCAAGAATGTCAGTATATATAAGCCCATCAATGAAGATGATGCCTTGCAGTTTTGCGAGTGCCAGTTCGGGAGTCCAAATTGATAAGAAAAATACTATCGAAAATATTTGGCGAAAAGCTGTCCCATTCAAACAGTATAGAAAATTACTTAAAAAGTCGCCGTTCATCTGCCCAGCTGGATTTTAAAAAAGAGGATCGAACTATGTCATATGATGATAGAGTTAGAGTTACGACTGTTATCGAATTTGTAGCGATTCCGGAGTTCTTTGATATTGAACACTACCTATCAATTAGAGAATCAACCGGATTCGTTGACACAGTTGATTTAAAACAAATGAAATTAATTGCTGAATCTATCAGATATTCAACCATATTTTCAACTGGTGATAACTATCAAATTTCAGCAACAACAGTTTTTATGTTACTTCAAATATACGATGAGTTAAAATTGGTCATCAATCTATCCACTGAAAAACCATGGAAACCCAGAGGGACTGACTATAAAACTGTGGCAGGATGGTATGTTAAAAGGGATCGAGAAGTAAACAGCGGACGGCATGATCGTCCAATGTCATTCGTTATTATAAATCTATTGCAACTTCAACAGGAAGGTATATTGGATAAAGCCTTGGAAAGTGTTGTTTCAATGGAAACGTATCTAAATGATCTAAATGAAACCTTTAAAAAGGTAGGTAAAATAGACTAACGGAAAAAGAGCTGCCCAGGTATTAACTGAGCAGCTCTTTTTTTTGGTGCTATTTTATACGATGAAGAAGTTCAGTTCAATCTTTTCAACTACTCTGGTTGGATCTAGAATAACATTAACATGGAATGTTTTTGTTTTTCTTTCATACTCTGTTGCACCGACGTCTACAGAGTAGCCATTTAAACCTCTCTTATTTTTGATGACTTCAAGGAAGTCAACAATTGAACTAGATACTTGACCCCAAGTAATTGGATCATTTTGTTCAAATATAAAGAATCTACAGTACTGCTCTAATGCTCTCTTGCAGAACAGAACCATTCGAACGATATTTAAATCTTGAAGTGCGCTTGGTTTTGCTTGAGATGTTAATTGACCCCAAACTACATAACCAGCGGCGAACTTAACAATTGGGTTTAACTGATGCAAGTACATTTGGTCTCTTTGACCAAGTCTTGGATTGTAACGTAATTCTTTAATAGAGTCAATTGCACCTCTTTGGAATCCTGCAGCAGCGAACCAAATTTCTGCTACATTATCGTTTCTTGGTAACAAGTAAGACATATGGAACATTGGTGAGAACCAAATATCCTGTCCTGTAAATATATCTGATACTTTATTATATTCTTCATATAGAGAAACGAAGTAAGTATTATATGGATGACTTGCATCTCTTTTTGCCAATGCGGCAGATACGGTAGAGTTGTCACCATTGTCAAGAATCCCTACGCAGTCACGTCTTGTTTGACAAAGTGTACTAATTGCTGTTTTAACATCAGTTGGATATCCGCAATCAAATACCAGAGTAAAGTAGATACTTTCTGGGTCTAAAATTTGATCGTCAATCAGACCAGCATACGCTTGCTGTAGCAGAAGTTCTGCTTCAGTTGCATCTACTGTACCGTCTGCTGCTCTCAATGAACCTTCTGATCCCTTTCTTAAAGGAACAGGCTCAGATGATGCAAATGCTGTTGCTACACTTCCATAAGATTCTCTTACGAAGTATGTAATTGCTGTGGTAGGATCAAATGCTGTAGTTGCACCATTCCATCCTGAAGTAGCTCCAGTAAGAACTCTATCAGGATATACATTTACAGCTTCATTATCAAGCCCACCTGAAGCTCCCATCCAACCCCAAATTTCATTACCTTTGGCGTCTTTAGCGATTACAACATAAGCAGCATTTCCTGTTTCTGGTGTTGTTTGCCAATCAGAAAAATCCTGTTTAATATCTGTAATTGTTGCCGATCCTGCAGTTAAAACTACTGATGTTGTTCCGATTTCCCTATCATAATTTTTAACGATAAGTTTGTAACCATCAGTATATTCTCCACTCACTAACTCCATTTCACATCTTAAAAGAGCTGAATATGTTTCAAGAATAGAAGTAATAAAAAGAGAATCTCCAGCTAGATCAGTAGCAAAAGGATCGAATGAAACATCAAACGATTCGACAATAACATCATCACCATCTGCCTGTTTTTCATAAATATCTAAAACATAAATTCCATTTAGAGTTGGATTTGAATGTTCTGTGAACCTAACACCAATTCCGTTGTAATAGTCTCCCCTTCCGATTGGATATAAAAATGCTAGGGGTTTTGAATCAACTACAGTTTGTAGTTGTGTTTTAATCTCAGCGCTTGTATTTAGACTATCAACATAAGTGATACTGATAGATGTGGTTGCATCTGCTGCAGCCAGTTGTGTATCAATCCTTAAGTTTGAGTAAGCAGCATCATCAGGAAGAGGTCTAATCCAGTAAAGTGAACCAGATTCTCCCAAATAGT